CCCACATTTGTCCAGCGTGTTGGTAGACCTGTTGCTGAAAAGTGAAGGGTGAAGAAGAAATCCCGACAACCGATCTCGCTCGGATTGTCATGCTCTTAATCCCGAGATTCGGGAATGAAACGGGATAGGAAATCATAATTACCTCATTGCAGCGGCAAAAGAGCCACCACGAAGTTTAGCCTCTGCCACTGCGGATTTGGCAGCATTTGCAATTTGCGGCAGCATATTCATCACCTCTGCGCGAACCGTCTGCTGGACGCCAGTTGTGACGTTGATTGTTTGGTTAACAACAACAGAACTTCCAGACTGACCATTGGGAATGATTGTCCCACTGCTGGAAGGCATAAACAATTCTGGACCTTGCTCACCAACGATATAAGGTTGACCGGCAGTCACAGGTCCACCCATCGCTCGATAGTTCACATCAGGATTAAATTGATTTGCAACTCCACTCCCAGTTGTCAGTTGACCGTATGTCGTGCCAAACATCCCACCAAGTGCAGCACTCAGAGGCGTCATTATGTTTTGACGCACATTGATTCTGATGAGATCGGAAATGATTGCGTTTGCAAGACCTTTGAAGCTCAGTTTTCCAGTCTCTACAAATTTAACAAAAGCATCTTCAATACCCCTTAGAGCGCCAACAACACTGTCTTCCATCAAATTGGAAACATCGGCAATCTCATCGCGGTATTTCTTGATACCAATGCCAACGCCCTTCATAAAGTCGGCTTGGTCAATCTTTCGCTGTTTTGCAATCTCTTTGATTCGTTCAAGTTGAATGTTGTACTCATCAGTCAATTCTTGCTCTTTAAGCAATTTTTGATCTGCTGTGAGATTGTCAAGATTCTTGACCTTGCGGATAGTCTCATAGAGCTTTGCAGACAAATCAAGACGAGAACTCTCAATCAACAGCTCTTCATTTGTTCTGAAGATTCCATCATTCTTCAAAGCGATACGATCATTGACCGCATCAAGATTAGCTTTGAATTCGTCAAGATAGTTATTTGCTTTATCTTGAGCTTTTTGATTTTTCTCTTCTTCTTTTCGCTTGTCTTCAAGAGCGGCTAATTGGTTATCACGAAACGCCTTGTCAGCAGCTTCGTAATCTTTGTTCTTCATCGCCGCACGATCTTTTGCAACCTGATATGCGTTTTGAATATCAAATTGCTCTTGTGCAGCTTTTACAGCGGATTCACCACCAAGTTTTCTGACCTCATCAAGAAAGACTTTTTGTTTTCCATAAAGGATTTCGTTGGTCTTGTCCTGAAGCTCCTCGATCATCTTGGCAACTTTTTCTCGCGCCTTTTTCTCTTCTTCAGTTTCAATTTTTACAGGCTTGCCAGAGGTAAGCAAACGAGCCGTTTCAGCAGGACTTTGATCCTCGCCCTGGCTTGCGCGTTCTTTTAAATATCGTCCTCTAGCTTCTTCGAACTTCTTTGCAGCCTGCAAAATCTTTTCGTCATACATTTGACGAATAGGCTCAGGACCAATTCCCTTCATCGCACGCAACTTGTCAAGCTCATCTTTTGCTTGAACCATGTCAACAGTGGCTTGCGTGATAGGCTTGAAATCAACTATCTTTTGATTGAGAAAATCAATTCCGTTAGAGAATGATTTAACCCAAGATGCAATCATTGGGCTTGTGCCAGTCAGCTTATCAATCGTGCCAACCAACATGAATGTCGAGTTAGCAACTTGAGTGATAGCTTGCCCAATGGTAGAGGGCATCTTCTTGAATTCAGCCTCAACGCCAGGAAGACCTTTGTTGAAGCCGTCAATAAACACTTGCGTGGTGAGCTTGCCTTCTTCAGCCAACAATTTAAGTTGACCAGTCGTAAGCCCTAAGCCTTGTGCAACAGCCTGGAGAGCGCGAGGTGTTTGTTCTTGAACAGAGGTAAATTCCTGACCTCTCAAGACACCAGCAGAAAAACCCTGCGCCAACTGCATCAATGCAGCACTTGCAGATTGACCAGAAGCACCAGAAACAATAAGAGCCTTACCAATGCCATCAGTAAGACGCAAAAGCTCCGCTTGAGGTACTCTTAAGTCTCTAGTCGCACGGGCTAATTGACTATACAAGTCAGTGGTTTGCTGAAAAGAAACCCTGTTGTCTTGCGAAATCTTAAATAGGTCTTGCTGAACTTTTGCGAAGTTCGCAGAGTCAAGCGTTACGTTAGATAAACGCGCACTGACGTTTGTAAATTCATCAGCAAGAGAACCTAGCTGTTTTGAGATAGCATAAAAAGAAAAGCCAGCAAATATACGAGTAATTCCAGAGAAACTCGTAGTTACTTGCTGTGCTGATTTATCGACCCTATCTAGCCGATCAAGAATTGCATTAAACGCTTGGGCTGTCTGATCTTCCGCACCCAACTTAAATTTAACTTCTGTTGTTTGCGCCATTTTTAGCCCTGTCGTTTTGCAATTTAGTCCATACTTGCCATTCTATGAACTCCTCAACGCTCATTGTGTCTTCAAGTTCTTGGACTGTTTTACCCAACTTTTCAGCAAGATAGAACTTGAATTGACGTTCAGGAGTCTGCGTTAGTTTTTTTCAATCTCCGATGCCGCCGGAGTCATTATCTCCGCAGCAATTCTAGCGATTACATTAGCATCAACCTGAGTCCTGAGAGCAACTTTATCATCAATCGTAAAAAGATTCTCGCCTTTTTCGTCCAATGCTTTCATCACAATCAGCTCTGCAAGAACTTCACTTTCGTTACTATTCTTGGTTGCCATTTGCAGCTTACCCTGATCCCTCAAGGTAAATGGCTGCACATAAATGACAAAAGGCTTTTTGCCATCACTCCACTCAGGAACATCAATTTTCTTGACGTGGAGCGATTTGAAATGGTTTTTTGCTAGATCAATAGCTTTCATCAGGATGCGGTACTCTTAGTCAAAGCACCAGTACCCTGGACATTGATCGAAGCCTCGACCATGCCATCGAAAGAACCATTGATGGTCAAGCCAGTCACAATCGCGCTACCAGAGTAGTAGGTGTCGCCACTGGTCGTGCCTTCAGGATAGAACTTGATCGTGACTTCAGAGCCAACAGTCAGAGCGCCCTGACCCGTGGTATCAGTCTCGTCCCAATAAACGTCCACAGAGCCGGTAAAGCTCTTCAAAGACGATTTATAGGTGCGGCTGGTGTCGCCCATCGAGGTATCTTCGATAGTGTCAGCAGTCTCGCTGACAGAATACGAACGAATCTCAGCGATGGCAGAAGTGCCAACGTGGACTGTGCCTTCAGAGCCGGTATGGTTAGCCATTTTTAACCCCTTTCAAGGTTTAATTTTGCCACATTATGCGGCGGTTTCAACTTCATTTTCTCGGTCAGAATACAAAATCTGAACCGTTAAACGTCCAACGCCGACAGGTTGCTCTCCGCTGCCATCAAAGTCAGCCTCAAATGCAATAACCTGCGTGTCTTTAGCGTATCCACCTCTTGTCAAATCAGTGTACAGCGCTTCTTCAACTTCTTTGCATATTGTATCTAATGTGTTATCCAAATTAGATGTACCTGCTGCATATATTTCAACAGCAAGAGTTAATGTTCTTTGCTGGCGCCGAGGTGGGCTTATCGTTACATATTCGGTTGATTCGCTTCGAGTGAATATGCAAAGCCCTGGCAGTTTTGATTGCTCCAAAGGATAAATCCTAGAGCGATATATACGTCCGGCAGTTGTAGTTAACCCAGTTAAGGTGGTAACTACGTTGTTTCTGATAAGTTGTCTTAAATGACTCATTGACGTTCCAGAACAATCATTGTCATACCAGTACCGTCATCTTGAACGATCCTGGATAAATAAGTAACACCAGAAACAACAAAAGTGTCACCCTCTGTGCAGTTAACAACATCAGAGGTGCGACACATCAATCTTGGTTGCTGCATGGCAAAAGAAACATCGCCACCAGCAGAAATCTCAGAAAAGTCGTTGTCAAAAATAGCCGTGATCGTGGCAGGCGATCCACCTTGTACTGTATAGGTCACAGACTGACCAAAATGAGGCAACATCACCAAACGATCAGCAGCGGTTTCGACAGCCATCACTCAGC